ATAATCAGCACAAAACCTCGTATAAACGTCTTCTTGTCTTAATTTTAAAGACAGCATTTCTAAAAAATCAAAATCCTGAGTGACGTTAATTCGTATACTTCTTTCTTTTTTTCCTGGTGTTGATTTTATCCTATAACTTTTGGTCATTTGTGCTTTTAAAATAAATAGTTATTTTACCCATTTTAAAAATAGGTAAGTAGTTTAGGAAATAAATAATCTTAGGAGAAATCTACGGTCGCAAGATTTTTAACATACACTCGTATGTCTTTATTATCAAAACGTATTTGATAAACCTGTGAAGGTTCTGCGTAAATATTATCGTCAATTAATCTAATCTCACGAGTTGCTTTATTGATATACGACTGTGACGTTTCTGATGTTGAATATTGTCCACCTACTAAGTTAAAAACTTGTAAATTAGATAAACTTATCACACCTGCGGTATTTTGAATTAACCTTCTTACATCAGATATGTTTACGTTTTGTCCCATATCACGATTTCCTGGTGTCATATAATTTGAAACTTGATTAATAATTTCAGTAATAACTTGACCTCTATTAACATTTGATTCCACAACCACATATATATCAAAAGCTAAGTCGATAACTTTAGCTACATCAATTTGTATGTAGTCATTTATCATTCTATATTTTGAAAGGTAAGTTGCTAAGTTTGTCTTAAGATTATTAGAAACCGTTTGTGTCAATTTACCATTTTCATCATAAGCTAAAATTTGAACGGTGATTTTATTATCTAATTCAGTAATTGCAACTTTTGCGGGTGCTCCAAATTTTCCTGGCATCGTATCAATTAATGATTTATAATCGTTTACAGTTACTGCTCTTTTTTGTGCCGCAAAATTAAATGCCACCATGTTTCTCACTTCTTCTGTTGTTGGTGGGTTTGACCCTCCAATCGCTGCAGTTACATTATTAACCGTTAAAGAATCAATTACATTTGAGTTAATTGAACTTGATGGACCATTTACCGAAAAATCAATTGTTCCTACTTGATTGATTACCCCAACACCAACATTTGACGCTAAACCACCACCTGTTCTATATTGGACAAAAATTGTTGTATTTGGTTGAACCGTTAACCCTAAACCAATGTTATTTTGGTAATTAGCCAAGTCTAAGTTTATACCTAACTTAGCAAAGTTAGCCAATTGAATATTTGGAGTTGTCGTTCCTCCTCCAAATTGAACTTTTAAAAATCCTTCGGGTGTGTATTCGGTAATGAATCTATTTTCAGTTTTAATATATTTTCCAACTTTAACACCAGCATTATCCACAGGTTTTGTTGGGTCTTCTATGAATACCGTATCTTCAGCCAATGCATCAACTTCATACCATCTATTTGTAGCCGTTACAAATTCAGTATAATCGGGAACGTTTGGATATCCAGTTCCGTCTTTTTGAATTATAGAATTAACACCTAAAACGTTTCTTTCAGGTAAAAAGAAATTAAAGAAAGGAACCACATCGGATGGGTTGATTACTCTTTTAAAAACTTTGGTTGTTCCGTTAACCACAACCTCTTGTTTTGTGATTACGTAATTAATGATTTTTTGGTTAGCATCAAAAGTAGGTACTTTAGTTCTATTAACTTCACCTTCTTGGTTATATTGATTAGTGAAGTCAATATCATAAACCGTTTCGAATGAATTTCCTCCTCCGTTAAATTGTGAACCCGCTCTTAAAATTCCTAAATATCTAAAATCTTCAGCATCACCTAATGGTGGGACTGTGATTGAAATATTAACCACGGCAACGGATGGTCTGTAACCAGGTATTTTTAAACCATAAGTTCTTGCAATATTAAAGATTGAAGACTTCTGTTGGGCATATTGTAATACAGTCTCTTGTACACTTCTATCAATATGATAATGTAAATTATCGGCAACCGCAGCATTTAAATCCATTAAAACAGAGAATACAGATGCATCATTAAAATTTTGAACGAGCTCAGGATAATACTGTTTAGTGTAATTAATTAAACCATCTCTGATTGATTCAAAATCCCTATCGGTATAGTTAATTTTATTATTAGCCATATTATATGTTAATTATAACAAATTGTCGACTACCAAATGCTCTTGCATCATTTGTATAATCAATTTTTATTTTTGCACTATATTCTGCGGTGTTTGCTCCCGGTATACGATAAATACTCGCCTGACCCAATAATTCATAGTCTAATTGACCTGAAGTTTCTCCAGCATCGGTATACGATTCTACAGTTATACTATTAATAGTAATATTTGGGATATACTTACTAATTTGTTCTTCTATTTCAGATTTAATCTCTTCAAAGGTTGCCCCATCTAATGGTTCAAAAATATATTCATACATTCGAGTACCAAAATCAGGTAAAAAATACCTAGAACCTCTCCTTGTTAATAACAAGTGAACAAGATTTGCCCTTATTTCTTCATCCGTAGTTTCAGTTAATTTTAAATAATTACCCTTTTCACTTTGTATGAATGGAAAATTTATACCATATGTTATTCCGTTAGCCATATTACATAAATATAGTGTCTCGATATTTTCAATAAATAGTTATAAAATAAAAAATCCCGACATAGTGTCGGGATTAGTGTCGCGATTAAGATGAACAACCAAAACATTCAAAATCAGTATTTGTTGGTTTTGGTGGTAAGTTCATTGTCGAGTAATCAACTTGTGGCACCTCAACCTTTTTAGGTTTTTCTCTTTTACTCATGTCAAGTGCCAAATGTTTCGCTCCCGTTGAGATAGCTTTGGTTCTTACATAATAACAAAGAGTCTTTAAACCTTTTTCCCAAGAGTGGAAGTGTGATGATGTAATTTTAGATAGGGTTGGGTTACCCATATAGATATTCATTGACTGTGATTGGTCGATGAATGGTGCTCTATCGGCAGCCATATCAATTAATTGTTTCTGTGAAATCTCCCAAATAGTTTTATACTTAGGTATTAAGTGTTCAATTCTTTTTACTTTTTTCAAATAATTTTTGTCTTCAGAATCTAAGTAATTATTAAAATTAATATTTTGAATCGACCCTTCATTTAAGATAATTTCATTTTTTAAATCTTCAGACCAAATACCAATCTTTTCAAAATCATTGATGAGGTATTTGTTAACAATCATAATTTCTCCGCCAACAACTCGTCTATTAAATATTGCCGAGTGTGCTGGTTCTGTCATTTCATATGAACCTGTTATTTTCGCTGAAGAGGCAACTGGCATCTGTGCGGTAAATAATGAATTACATATACCATAGTCAGAAACACTTTTCTTTAGTTTGTTCCAATCCCACATTCCTGAAAGTTCTGTTTCATTAACTCCCCACATATCGAATTGGAAAATACCTTTTGACATTGGTGAATCTTTAAAGAATGAATATGATTCATATTTACCGTTCATACATAACTCATTACTTTCTGTAATCGCAGCGTAATAGATAGTTTCAAAAATATCTTTATTTAATTTTTTAGCTTCATCAGATGTGAAAGTATAGTCCATTAAATAAAATACGTCAGCCAAACCTTGTGTTCCAATAGCGATTGCTCGTTGTTCTAACCCACCTTTTAATCCTTTTTCGGTTGAGTAATTATTAATGTCGATAACTTTGTTTAGTCCCTTAACGACTTTACGTGTTTCTTCATATAATAAATTGAAATTAAACTCACCATCTTTAACAAAGTTTTTCAATACCATAGATGATAAAGTACAAATCGCAGTAGTCTTTTCATCGGTATATTGGTAAATCTCATTACACAAGTTAGATTGTTTAATTACACCAATATTTTGGTGGTTAGTCTTTCTATTTGCATTGTCCTTAGAACATAGATAAGGAACTCCCGTTTCTACTTGTGACTCAACAATTTTAGACCATATGTCTTGTGCTTTAACTTTTTTACCAAGACCCATACTTACTGCGGTGTTATATACTTCTTCGTATTCTTCGCCATAACATTCTTGTAAACCTTTTAATCCCGCCTTTTTAATATCATTAGGACAGAACAAATACCATTCAGCATTATTTTTAACAGCCTTCATAAAATTGTCAGGAATCCAAAGTGCCGTAAATAAATCACGAGCTCTCAATTCTTCGGCGCCTGTGTTCTTTTTAATATCTAATAAATCAAAGATGTCTTTGTGCCATGGTTCAAGATAGATAGCAGCACTA